TCTCCTCGCCATCCTTTGAGACAAAATCCACCGTGATGCGGTTGTTGCGGTACTCGTTGATGATGCGGATGACGGCGAGGTGAATCTTGTTCACTTCGAACTTAGGCTTGTTCTCGAACTGGTCCCAAAGCGGGCCTTCCCACTGGCTGCCGGAGAGCGAGTAGAAGCGCCGATCTTGCAGGCACTGCAGGCGCTCGTCGCGCATGGCACTCTGAATGTCGCCGAACTGCGCCAGCGCCTCGGTGTGCAGGTTGGCGATGCGTTGATCGTTGGACATTCTGGCCATGTTGTTCAGTTCCTTACCATTTGCTGACGGTCGGCAGCGGGATGACGGTCTGCGGTTTTACTGTATTTGCACGCCGCACCGCCTCGCAAGCATACCTGAGCGCATCTATAACGTGATTTTTCTTGTCCTCGAGCACGGGCAAGATTTTTCCGGTCAATGGGTCAGTCTTATAGCTGTAAAGCGTCAACTCGTCAATCGTGTGCATACAGCGAGGATGCACGACGATGGTGTAGTTCTTCAAAAACTCGATGCCTTCCTCGACTGATCGTGGCCCCTTGACCGCCGTCATGATCTTCGGGAAGCCGTTGCGCCGCATGTGGCTGATGGTCTCCGGCCTGGCGGAGTCGGCCACGATGGGCCATTTCTCGGCCTCTGGCACCTGCATGAACAGCTCGGGCGTGTTGACGATCTCGCAGCCCACCATGTACGCCTCATGGTCGATGTACAGTGTTCGCCCAATTATATGGCAGCGCACCAGCGTGGTCGGGTCAACGGAAAACCCCCAGTCGGCGCCAAGCCGGTGAATGGCATCAGCCGGCGCGTCAAAATCCTCGATCCGCCAGTTCCTGAACACCCTCGACTCGCTGTTCTGCAGGTACTCGCCGCGCCAAACGTGCTGGTACTTGTCCGGGTCTCGCCGCTTGTCGTACTCCATTTCGTCCTTGAGCACGGACGGGAACCACGGGTTGTCGGCGTAGTTCACTTTGATGACGTTCGCATCCTTGGGCGGCGTCGGGCCGCGCAGGAGCAGGTCCACCGGATCGCTGGCCTGGCGCGGGTTCCACGTAAACCACAACTCGCTGCCAGGCTTGCGGATCGTTGGCCGGAGCAGGTCTAGGCTTGTCTGGCTCAGGCTCTGTGCTTCCTCGACCCAGGCACGGTCGTAGCCCTCCAGAGACTTGATGCTGTCCGCCGTGTGGTTCTGCATACCCTGGAAGATGATGCGACCGTCCGCCTTCTTGGACTTGATGACCGCATCCTGCACCTCGAAATAGGCGCCAGCATTCATCTCCTGAATCTTCATCTCCAGCAGGCGCTTAACCGATTGATTCAATGATTTCTGAATCTCGCGCACGCAAACGCTGGATTGAGACTGGTTCATGATATGTTCTTCAAGCATCATCTCGGCGAACATATGGGATTTACCAGAACCCCGGCCACCCCAAGCGCCCTTGTAGCGGCTGGCCTCGAGCAGTGGGAGCGCCCACTCTGGGGTTTTGAGTTGGAGGGTTTTACCCATTCTTGATTACTACGCGCTCAATTCTCGAAAACAATAATGGGTTTTCAGAATCTCCAGATAACTCTAATTTATCTCCATATTTCTTTGGCGCCAATTTAGATAACAGCCATTTTCTACTCTCTATTTGCAATCTTTGCTTGTTGACTGCTCCAGAGTCTGTGGCTCCAGAGTCTGTGCTATTTACTGGATCGTCGGCAATCAACAGAATCTCGTCGGCAATGCCGTCTATGAGTTCGTCTCGCGCACGCGTGTAGCGGTCAGCGAGCGCAGCATCCCCATCGCACCACAACAAAAACGTCGGCCTGGCCACGCCAGCCTTCAGGCACGCCTTGCGCAGACTCAAGCCCTCCAGCGCCATCCCAGACAGCACTGTCTCGATTTGCTTGGCCTTGTCGGCCACTGTTGTTATTTTCGCCATGTCTGACTAGCCCCCATCCCAAATTTTTACACAACTGCCTAAAAATTAAGCAGATCACCCAATCCAAGGGTTTTCCCTATCGGATACGCATTTTCCGCACGATGTTCGGGTACAGCGGGTACACCCCTTAGGGGTGTGTACCCGGTTGTACCCCAAACACGTCTTTCGCCCGGGTACAACTGTACCCGCTTGTACCAGCTTGTACCCTGTACCCGGTCAAAATCCGATCCCCAGCTCATAAATTCCGGGCTGCTCTTCGACCATCTCGCCGCGCTCCAGGAGCTCAACAACGGCCCTGGCGAACGCTTGCTTCTTGCTGTTGGCGGACTCCAACTCGGACAGTTCATCGAACGCCCGCCGCCACTCCGACCTGGCGACCAGCCTGGCATTGAGCACCTTGAACGCCTCCCAAGCCACGTTCGCATTGGTGCTCCTGAGCTTGCGCTTGGCGCCCTTCTCTGGCGCCCCAGCCTGCACCAGCACGGCACTCGTGACCGGCTCGCCGTCCTCATCAAACCACCCAGGGATAATTACTTTCTCAAGCGTAGCATATAAGGTCGGCGCTAACTCGGCGTCCTTGCTCTTGCGCTGAATAATCTCCATCGGCGCCTCGCCCTTGGCGGGCACGATGCTAATCTCAATGTCCAGCGCACCGCGCCAAGCGCTCGATCCTCTGGCTCGATGTTGGGTCTCTTCAGAAACGCCAGTATGGTGGACTAATATAATGGTGCAATTGAATTCCGCCATTAGCATAGCGCAGGCATCAAGCATCGCCTTGGCGTCCTGGGATGAATTCTCGTCGCCGGAGTTGAACCGGTGGAGGGTATCTATCACGATTGCGGCAGGCTTGATGGGCAGCGCCCTGATGTGCTCGGAGACCTTGCGGTAGCCCTCTGGCGTATCCAGATCGCAGCCGCTTTTGCTCAGATACATATTAAGCGCCTGACCATTACCATGGCGCTCCTTCCATGCCGCAATCCGGCTGCGCAGACCGTGGTGGCCCTCGCCCGCCAAGTAGACGATCGCACCTGGCGTGACCCGGCTGCCGAACCAATCCTGTTGGCCCTGGGCCATGCGCAGGCACCAGTCTAGAACGGTGAAGGTCTTCCCGCCGCCGCTCGGGCCGTGAACCATGATGAGCGCCGCTTGCTGAATCCACCCTTTGACCATCCACTTGATTGGCGCTGGCTGGCGACAGAACTCGTCCGCCGGCATCAGCCAGTCGCTCACCGCTGGCTCAAGCAGCGCCGCCAGATCGTGCCCCGCCTGGACGTAATCATTGGCGTCCCCGGCCTGCGGAGGCATCACCGACCTGGCGCCGTATTTCGCGCTGGCCTGCTCGGCGTACCTTTGACCGACTCCAGACGCATCGTTGTCGGCCACGATCACCAAATCCTGCTGCGCCCCGAACCTATCCCGAAGTGCGCCGGTGACTGGGACTAGGTTACTGGCGCTGTACGCCACTGCGCAGGCTTTGCCGGTGGCTTGGTGAATCGTGGCGGCGGTGGCGAAGCCCTCGGCGATGTAGATGGTAGCGGACGGCTCGCCGAGCATCCAGAACTTGCCACCAGTGGCGCCGCCTGGGTGGTAACGTTTCTCGCCATCGGCTGCAATGTACTGGACCGAGGCCAGATCACCTTCGGCGCCGTAGAGCGGGACCATGAGCCGCCCATCGCCGGTGACCCTGGCGCCGTTGGCTGCGATGCCCTTGCGTGCTAGATACGGATGATCCGCACTCGCCGCACCGCCTGCTGTCCAAATGGCATCCACCGTGGTGGCGGCAACCGCCTGGCTTCGCTCCTGCTCGGCCTCCCGCGCCGCCTTGGCCTCGGCCATTCGCCGGGTGTGCGCCATTTCCTCGGCAATGGTGAGTTTCCTTCCCATCTCCGCTTGCCAGGCCTGCTCGATGCCTGCCCGCCAGCAGCCGAACCTGCCTGCCGGGACGCCATCGCCGAAGGCCACGTACCAACCGGGTTTGCTGTGGCCTGGCGCGCCCTTGGTCCCGGAGTTGAACCTGTGCAGCTTGCCGTCTAGATAGATCGTCTCTGGCGGCTCCAGGCCCGCCTCGATCATTGCCTCGCGTAGCTGCTCGTCTGGTGGGTCGATGCGCCTCGGCTCAGGGAGCGCGTAGACGCCGCCAAAGATGCTAGTCAGGTCTGCCATTCGGCGCCTTCAGTAGATAGGTCGACAACCGCTGAATCGCGGTGATGCGGGGTCTCTTGCTGCGACCTCGCTGGAGGGCAAGAACAGTACTGTAGTGCAGGCCGGTGGCCGCTGCAACGACCCGAACCTTGCGGTCCTGCAGCCCGGCGATGATCTGCTCAATCGTCATCATAAAGCGTACTCCTGAAAAAAAGTTGGTGAAGATCGAAAAAAAGTGTACCACAAGTCGAAAAGATGGTGTAGGATGCTATCCATGCACTGAACGGATCTCCCGACGAGTGCTGCAACAAGGAGAGCAAGATGCTCAAAGTTACATTCCGCGCTTTTTCACCGCGCCTTAAAGAGGAGTTCATCATTGTTGAACTTCATCGCTCGCTGGCTGATGCGCAACATCGCGCCCTCGGCATGATGTGGACGATTGCCAAGGTCGAAGCGGACTGCTTCACTTACGAGGCGGCCTGACCATGGCCATCAACCTAAAAACCACCGCATCATTGGCGTCCAACGGCGCCAAGCTCCTTGTCTACGGCCAGGCGGGAGCAGGCAAGACCACCCTGGCAGCAACCCTGCCAGCGCCCATCATCCTGAGCGCCGAGGGCGGTCTCCTGAGCATTCAGGACGCGAACCTGCCCTACATCGAGGTGACCAGCATGGCAACCCTGATGGAGGCCTACTCTTGGCTGCGCGACAGCCACGAAGCGAAGGACTACCAGAGCGTGGCGCTCGACTCCATTTCGGAGATCGCCGAGGTCGTCCTCAACGCCGAGAAGAAGTCGAACAAAGACCCACGCGCTGCCTACGGCGCGATGCAAGAGCAGATGGCGGACATTGTGAGGGCGTTCCGCGACCTAGCGGGCCGGCACGTTTACATGTCGGCGAAGCTGGAAAAGACGCAGGACGAGATGGGCCGGGTCTTGTACTCGCCCTCGATGCCGGGTAACAAGACCGGCCAGGCTCTTCCGTATTTCTTCGACGAGGTGCTAGCCCTGCGGGTCGAGAAGGACGCCGAGGGGATCAGCCAGCGGGCACTCATGTGCGACTCGGACGGCCTGTGGCTGGCGAAGGATCGCAGCGGCAAGCTCGAAGCCTGGGAGCCGGCAGACCTCGGCCAGATCATTGCAAAGATCGGCGGTGCCAAATGATCGCGGTTTGGTTGGCCTGCAAAGAAGCCGAACGCTTGGCAACCGAAGCCCGCCGGGTTGTTGAGGACGCCATGATCGAGCAGTTCAAGGTGGCAAAGGACATGGAAGGCACCAAGACCTTCATGAACGCAGGCTACACGGTCAAGATCGCCGGACGCTTGAACCACAAGATCGACTCAGACAAGTTGCAGGCGATTGCCGCCGAGGCCGGCCTGGCCGAGCACCTCGGTTCATTATTTCGCTGGAAACCGGAAATCAATTCTTCGGCCTGGAAATCAGCCGATGAATCCATCACGCGCCCGCTTTTGGGTGCGATCACCACCACGGCGGGCCGCCCGTCATTCTCAATCACCAAGGAATAAACATCATGGCTACTCTCGGACAAGACTACGTTGCAGCAGACCTCCCCATGGGCAAGTCTTTTGAGCCCCTGCCCGCAGGTTGGTACACGGCGGCAATAACGCAGGCCACGGTGAAGGACACCAAGGCGGGCACTGGTCGGTACATCAGTCTCAAGTACGACATTACCGGCCCCAGCCATCAAGGCCGCACCATCTTCGGCAACTTGAACATCAGCAACCCGAACCCGAAGGCGGAAGAAATCGGGCGCCAGCAATTGAACAGCCTGATGCGAGCGATTGGCCTGGCCAAGGTGAACGACACCGACCAGCTCATTGGCGGGCAACTGAAGATCAAGCTGGCGATCACCACGAGCGACCAATACGGCGAAGGCAACGATGTGAAGGACTTTGCCACCATTGCTGGCGGGGCAATGCCTGCGGCAAGCAAGCCGGCGGCACCTGCTGCTGGTGCCAAGGCTGCGCCGCCCTGGGCGAAGTGACATAGCGTGACGGGGCGTGACAAGTGTCACGCTCCAATCCTAACCAAACAGGAAATATCATGATTCTCAAATTGACCGAAAAAGAAGTGACCGAGGCCGTGCTGGAGTGGGCCAACAAGCGCATGGATTACGATTTTCAGGAGCACATCTTTAACGCGGTGGACTTCAAATACAGCACTATCCACGGCTGCGAGGTCTCCTGGGTTGAGCCTGCCAAAGCTGAAACCGAAAACGTCTAATGTCTACAATCCCAATCCCCGACGAGGTGGCTGCGGCCATCGACGCCGATCACGAGCGCCAGGTCGAGCTACCCAGGTCGCACCTTGGCGCTAGCCAACTTGGTCACGCCTGCGACCGGTGGCTGTGGCTGTCATTCCGCTGGGCGGTGCGCGAGCCCTTCCCTGGTCGCATCCTGCGCTTGTTTCGCCGGGGCCGGATGGAAGAGGCCACCATAACGGCAGACCTCAAGGCAATTGGGATTGACATTCACAGCACCGAAGGCGCCCAGGCCCGCGTTGACTTTGGCTCGCATGTCTCCGGCAGCCTGGATGGCATCATCGAGTCTGGCGTCCCTGGTGCGCCGAAGGCTCGGCATATCTTTGAGGCCAAGACGCATTCCAAGAAATCCTTTGACGATCTAGTCAAGCACGGCGTGGAGAAATCCAAGCCAGTCCACGCCGCCCAGATGCAAACGTACATGCACGGCACGAACATCGACCGAGCGCTCTACTTTGCAGTTTGCAAAGACGATGACCGCATCTACACCGAGCGCCTGCGGTACAGCCGCACCGAGGCCGAACGCCTGATTGCCCGCGGCCATCGCATCGCTTTGGCGGACAGGATGCCGGAGCCGCTCTCCAGCAATCCAAGTTGGTACGAATGCAAGTTCTGCGCGGCGCATGATTTCTGCCACGGCAGCAAGAAGACCAAAGAGGTCAACTGCCGCACCTGCGCCCACAGCACGGCGGAGCCCTCAACGCCGGACAGCGATGCGCACTGGACATGCGCACGATTCGACCGCAGCGTGATCCCGATTGAGACCCAGTACACCGGCTGCGGGTCGCATGTCCTGCACCCTGACCTAGTGCCGTGGCAACGCCTGGACGGGCCGGATGCTTGGACGGCGATCTATGTCATTGATGGGCGGGAGGTCGCCAACGGGGAAGGGGATGCTAATGTTTATGCTAGCCGGGAGCTGCTGGGGCAGGGGAATTGAATGAGCTTCATCTATTCGCTGGCGCTGGTGGAGGAATCTTGGCCGGCCAACAACTTGGGCACCGATGCGTCTGCGCCGTTGAGTGGGAGCCTTACGCCCAGGCCGTCCTTGTGGCACGACAAAATGATGGCAGTCTCCCGCCTTTCCCGATTTGGGATGACGTGCAAACCTTTGACGGACGGCCATGGCGCGGCATTGTTGACATTGTGGCTGGCGGTTTTCCGTGCCAGGACATATCCGTCGCCGGCAAAGGCGCAGGCATTGACGGCGCCAAGTCAGGAATGTGGGGACACATGGCGCGGATCATTGGCGAGGTTCGACCAAGGCACGTTTTCGTGGAGAACAGCCCAGCCCTCATTACTCGAGGACTTGGGCGAGTCCTCGGTGACCTGGCCGCGCTCGGGTATGACTGCCGGTGGACAGTGTTGGGCGCTGCCGATGTTGGGGCGCCGCATCAAAGGGACAGATTCTGGCTTGTGGCCCACCATAACGGTGTGTGGCAACTACAACCGCAAAGGCGCCAGCGCTACCAGTGGGGATGGCCTGATAACGG